AGCCTGTGCCATTAGCGTTAATGATTACTGTGTAATCAGTAGTCAGGGTCAGTAATGTACTAGCGCGATATACAGCGATATCGGTATTTTGTAAGATTTCAAACGTAAAGGCATATGGCCCAACACCAGTATTGGTGTAGACCACACGTCTTGCTACGTTAGATATCGCATAATCAGCCATAATATTTCCCTAATCTAATTGATTTTTCAATAAAAATCTACTACCTAAATTTACCTTCAGATTGCTCTAGTTTTTTGACATCACCGATATCCATCCGCAAACTAGAATCTTCCATAATTAATATCTTTCTGGCCTCCGCATAGGCAGACTCAGCAACCCTTTGTACTATTCCCTGGGCTTTGGCAAAACCAGCATTAGGGTTGTTTGTTTCCCTTGCATATGCAATAAAGTTTGGATCATTGGCAAGCATTAACAAGCCTTTTTCAATCTTATTGCCTTTAGTTGCCAGCTCAATAAGCCTTGTATATTGCTCATCATTTAAAGGCACACCATTTATTTGTTTGGCTGGAACATACATTGGCAGACGAAACTGGGCATAAATCATGTGCGCTGGGCTGTCTTTACCCTCGGATGTTTTGAATGGATTAAATGTTTCGTTCCAATTACCCTCGCCTGTTTTTTTGGTAATTCCAGTTAACGAGTCTATTTGCGGAGGAAGTAAATCAGACGTTAATGGGTTTCTTGCCATAGCATCACCAAGAGCTAACAGCGCACCTTTCTTTATTCCATTAAAAGGATTCTCTTCTAAAGGAGATGAGGCCACCATAACCAAAGATTTTTCTGGATTAATAAAGCGCTCTACGTTTGCCACAAATGAACTGTGTATACCAAGAGGACTGCCTCCAATAAGAACGCTAGTTGCCTGTCTTGACATATTAGACATTATGTTAAATAAAGATTTTTCTTCTTCTGTGGCTGAAGATTTCATTACCTTCATGAATTCACTTATGCCTTTAAGCATAGGCTGTTCACTCATGTAGTTGTATAAACCCATTGTTCCACCAGTAAAGATTTTGACCATATCATCTTCGCTTGGGTTTTGCATTGAGTATTCTCCAATGCTTGCAGCAATTGCAATCATGGATGCCAATGGCTCTAAACCAGCATAGCTTATATAAACCTTATCTTTTGATACGCTAACCTTTGTTAACTTTTCGTACTCTTTAATTCTTTCATCGCTTACCTGGTCTCTTCTTAAGACATAGCTAAACTGTTGCCATCCGTTGCCCTCTAGAACTTGCTTGTCTCCTGTTCTCATTGGGCCATATCCAGTTAACTTTCCTTCTAGTGGCCCAGCTGCTACAGAGTACATAACAAGAGAACCAAGTCCAACCTTTGCCATTGCTGTATCACTTTGTATTCCACCAGCTTTAATGTCGCTAATAAACTTTGGACTTAAAACACCAAGCGGTGTTCTGCTTAATGTTTCCAGCATGATATTGGTTGGTGTTCTAATAAATGGAACAAATATTTTTATCAAAGGACTTTGGGTTAACCGGGCTGTTTCTCCCAAGAAACCTTCTAACTCCTTCGTAAATGTCAACACCCTTGCTTCTGCTGTTGCTGCTTGCATAAGCTCATCTGTAGGGTTGGCCTGAAGAGAAATTGTTAAAGATTCTGCTTGTTTAGCTGCGGTGTCTGGATCAACACCTTTTTTAATAAGCTCTTCAAATAGTTTGTTACCTTCACGAGTAGACAAAATGTTTATGTGATTTCTAAATCCCATTGCTTTAAAAACTTCATCTTCTGCCATTAAAGCTCTGCCTGGTATAGTTACAAATGAACCATACAACTGCAAAGCCTTTTCCATTGTTTTGCCAAACTCAGTTTCAGCAGAGATTGCAAATGGATCTCTGTTATATCTAGCAGACTCAATCTTTGTAAATGGATCGGTTGGGGTATTGTTTACAAAAGCTCTGTAACCTATTTCAAAAGCCTCTCTTGGAGACGTAACAAAACTAATTGCGTGGGCTTGTATTTCGTTTAATTGAATACCAGTTTCTCCACCAGGGAAAAGAAGATTCCTAACCTTGCCAATGCCAGATGCAACTAAGCGCTCTGGTATTTGATATGCTCCAAAAAATGTATTACCAGCAATGTTCTTAGCGTGTGTTATTGGGCTGGACAATATGCCATTAATCCATGTAGTCATTACGATATCTGTAACCCTACCAAGCATACCTTTCCAATCACTTGCGTAACCAGATGCTGCCATTTCAGCCCTACTTGATCTAGAATCTAATGCAATATATTTTGTTGCAAAATCATGTACTGATTTAATGCCACCAGTTTCATTCATGATTGCATTAAGAGCGCTGCCTCTTTCTGCGGTTGACTGTCTTGCCTCAGAAAATATACCAAGCGTTCTTGCAATATCAGCCTGACGGCCTCTTGCCGCTTTAAGCAATGACCCTTCTAATGCAACAGCTTGTTGAAACTCGCTTGCTAAATCAGCATTTAATGTTCCTTTTCAGCTGCCTCTTTTACTTTAACTCCAAGGTCATACGCTCTTTTACCAGCATCTGTCAATGCTAATAACATTTTGTAAGCATCGCTAGGGTTTGCTTTGGTGGCCTCTAATGGATTAAGAATTCTAGCTAAGAAAGCCTCATCATATCCTTCAGCAGAAACCTTGGTTGCTATTTCTTTATAGCTAACTTTTTCTATTTTGTCTGCGCCATAGGCTCTAGCAGTAGCCTCAATAAATTGTTTTACACCATCGTCATCTTTAATCAAGTCTAGATTAAATGCGGTCTCTGGTACACCAGCTGCAACCTCTGCCGATGTAGGAGATGGCTTGCCAGTAACTGGCATTGATGGTGCCTCTTCTAAAATCTTCTCAACCTTTTCTGGGGTAGCCTCTGGCATAACCTGATATGGCCCAACAGTTTCCTGTTCTTTTCCTTTTTTAATTAAAGGGCGCTCAGACTTTTTGCTTGGCTTAAAAATATTACCTAGATTTTTTAGGTCTTTTAAACCGGCAACTTGTACTGGTTCAAATTGAGGTGGCTCTTCAGCGCTAGGAAAGGAATCTTCAGTTGCCGATATTTTCATTGGCAACTCAGCAACATCTTTTTCAGCAGAGTCTAGTTCATCTAACCGCTCGTTTAGTGGCTTTATAGACATTATTTATTATCCTCTTGTTGCATTGCAGCGCCAGCTCCACCTACAGCAAATAATGGTTGACCTTTAGTTAAAACAGATTCTTTCATTTTAGGGGTAACGTCAATGTATTGGACTTGAGCTACAGCCTTACCGCCCCTTGGCAAACCAAGTTCGCCCAACAGATTTGAGTCTGCCATATCTTGTTTATCGGTAGCTAGGCGAATCTCTGTCATGCCAACTTTAGCATCCCATTTTTTAGCGTACTTGTTTAGGAATTTAGGTAGTATGTCATCGTAAAAACCTTTCATGCCTTCGCCACCAACTTGCAAATCTAGGCCAGACAACTCAACAGATTTGCCGCGGTCATCAAAACTTTTAGGGTACTCTATTTGAGTTCTAATTTTTTCTGCTATTTCCTTGCCAACAATGTCATCCAGTTCGTCAGCCATTACAACTCTTTGAATCACTTGTTCGCCCATATCGGGCGTTAAAGCCTCTAAACTTATTTTTCCATCTGGAGTTGGGCGCGCATTAATTTGACCAATCTGCTTACTTAAATCATAACGCTCTGCCTGAGTCTTGCCAGTAGTAAACGCTACTCGGTCATAGCCACCTTCTGATGCCATCTGAATAACACGTTTCATAGACAGCTCATGCCAAGTGGTTTTAAATGGTGCGTCTGGTACGCCTTGGCCAAGTCTGTTTTGCTGAGTCTGTAACATACGCAACTGCTCAGTAACAGTAGTCCACCCTTGAATTACATCGCTAGGCGCATCTTTGTTTTGGCTTGTATATGGCTCTGCCAACTTCTCATATCGTCTTTGCTCATCCAATAAGATTTGGCGTTGCTCGTTAATCTTGCCTAACTGTGCTTGAACATCTTCCGTATAACCTTTCTTACGCCCAGCTTTATGCCAGTCAGATTGCACTTCCTCTACAAATAGCACTTTCTTGCCGTCAGCATCTACGCGGTCATTAACTCGGAGATGGGCAAGGACGTTTGGCTGGTCAAAGTGAGACCCAAAATAATCTTTATTAGAATTTTGTGGCAATTCATTAAAAAGTTTTGATGATGCAATAAACTTTTCTACCTCTTCTAGATTTTTAGAAGTTATATCACTCCTATCAACCATTGCGTAATATTCGCCATTTGGCAACTTTTCAATATATGCTCCTGATGGATAGTGCAATACTGTTGTTCCCTCAGCAAAATCACTTTCATACATACCAATTGTTTTTGCAGCTTGTGATGCAGTTAATTCCTTTGGAGCGCCACCCAAAGCATCTCTTGCATTTCCTTTAGCTGGCAAAGTCAGCAATATCTCTCTGTAGTTCTCGCCACCTGGTAGGGTGTATTTAGAGAACTTGGTGCTAGGCATTTCGCCTTTAATAATGTCTTGCAATACTGTATATGCAAAATCATCATCATTTTTAAGTTCTGGGAATTTTCTAGTAAGAGCCTCATATGCTAACTGGTCATTAGATAAATCAAGATAAATGCGCTCAAAATCATCGCCTTCATTTTGCTTAATTACATCCATTACCTGTGGTAATGCGTATTTACTTTTATCGTTTATAGCGCCGCTACCAAGAGTTACCTCTTTAATCTCAACTCGATTCTTATCTAGGTACTCTTGAACCTCAGCCTTGGTAACTGTTTTCTTAGACTTCAAGAAATCATCTAATCCTGTCCATTTAATCTCATCTGGCTTAACTCCGGGAGTCTTTTCAATCTGCTTTAGGAATTGCTCGCCAGTTCCCTTTGGTTGCTGGATAGCATCTACAGCCTCTTTAGCTGCTGAATAGAATCCAAGCTCACTAACACCTTCGCCAACCATCTGCGTACTCATGCCTACTGGCATACCCTTGGTAGCCTGTACTGCTTTAGTTGCACCCTTAACTACCTTTGGCACATCCAATAAGCCTGGTGCTGGCAAGAACTCGCCAACCTTCTGTGCTATATCAACTGTCTTTTGGCGCTCTGCTGCATTTGGTGCGCCAGCTGGTACAACTTGTGGCAATATATTGCTTTGCAAAACCTCTTCAGAAGTTGGGAACATACGCTTTCCCATTACAGCCTCTGCGCCCTCTTGATTAATCATGTCAACAATAGAGCGGATGTCTCCAGGCAAACCGATTGTTGCCCCTGTTGCGCCTCGCAAAGCGCCAGCCAACGTATCCAATAAAGCAATTAATGGCTTGTCTAAACCGCCAGCCTTTGCTGATTGTTGAGGAGTAACACCAGCTCTGCCAAGACGAACCCCAGTTTGTGGAACGTCAGACGTTACTGGCCCAGCAGCCAACATAGTATCTTCCATAGGCTGCTCTTCCTCAATTGGCAACTGATAGCTATGTCTAATTAAATCTGCAAAACGATCCTCAATCATTACTGATCCTTATCCCTTTTTAATTTAGACTGCATATCAAGCAAGATTTCTATTTCTCTTTTACCAAGGTCTTTTAAATCTTCTTTTGTATAAATTCTATGTTCCTCAAATTTAATTCTTTGTCTTTCTAATCTATCTTTAAAATCTTTTAATTCAAGTTCATATTTTTTATGTTCTTCTGTAGCATTATCTTTTTTAACAAGTTCTATCATTACTTGCATTGGATCAAATGGTTTGCCAGTTTGCAATGCCTCATATTTTTGTAAACGCAACTGCCCTTGCAGTCTTTCGTTTCTTCCTTTTTCATATCCAAATCCAAACGTCATTTCTCCTGGCGCTCCAACAGCTGCTCTTCCATAACTTAACGCATCCCTCATTTGTGGATCTGGATTTCGAGCTTGTTGTTTAAGTTTGTTTGCTTGCATCCAACTCATCTTTCCTTTTTCGGCAAGATTGTTTATATCATTTTCTCCAAGCAATCCACGCTGAGTCATTGATTCATAATTACCAAATTCTTTTGGTGTAGCTCCAGCGCCCTCTCCAGAAAGCAATGCTTTCATTTGGCTATCTGGAAGAATTACGTTTAATGCCTTTATTTTACGATAAGCATCTTGGCTACCTATTTTCCCACTATAAGCATCTTCTAAATATTGATTTACTTTATCTTGATTTACAGCAAGAGCTAAACTATTTGTTTTATTATTTACCTCAATAATGTTGCCAGTTTTTTCTAACCATTGAGTTTTTAATTTATCAATGTTTACTTTTTTCATTACCTCAGACAGCTTTCCATAATCTTTATTAATTAATTTTCTATACCCATCTATTTCAGTTGGTGCAAAATCTTTACTAATCGCATATTCAATAATTGCATTAAGTTTAATTTTTTCAAAGTCTTGTGCTTTTTCTGTTATAAACCCTGGCTTATTTACAGAGCCAGCAACTGAAAGCACCTTTTCAAATTCGGCATTTATTAACGCTTGCAACTCTACTGGGTCAGATACTGTTTTAATATGGTTTGCAAGGGTTACTGGTGTTGATGCCAAATGCTCTGTTACAAGCGCTGCCCTTTGTTCAACAAAAGTATTTTCAAACTTTTTTGCAGCAGTAGCAATAAGAGAACTTCCAACCATAGATATAGATGCTCTGAACCTAGAGCCTTCTTCAGCATCTACAGCGCTAATTGCTCTAGCGTATCCATTAGTTAATGCTTTGGTTTCTTTTTGAATTTGGTCAAGAGTGTATCCCTCTTTTTCTGATTTAATACTTAATTCTGCTAGTTTTTGTCTTCCAATTGATTCAAGTTCAGTTCTTAATTGAATGGCTTGAACCTTTCTGGCTGCATCGCCAAAGACTGTGCCAGGCTTTGCAAACAACTTTTGTAAAGCATCTGGGTCATCTTTTGCGGCCAACACTTGTTCTGGGGTTGGTGCATTTTCTGGCGCCCATTGCATACCTTCACGTCTTGCTTGTTCCTCTGCTTCTTTAAATGCAAAGTTTGCTAATCTATCTAATGATGCATTAATGCCCTGAGTCATAGCTACAGACTCTTTGAGATTAGCAAAGTCTAGACGTGGTACATCTGCTGGCAGATAGCCAGTTGGTTGGTAGCGTGGAAGTTCAGCCATAATTAACCTATCCTAGTTTTGCAAACTGAAATCCAGCAGATCCTAACTTACCAGCAGCATCAAAGTAGCCAGCCTGTTCAGCAATCTGCCCAGCACCTCGATACAGACTTGCTTGTATCAAACCACCGCGTTGTGCCATGTCTGCATTTTGTAAAGCAAACGCAAACTCTTTGCCACCACGAGTATTGTTGACTTGCTGTATCAATCCAGCCGATCCCTCAAATCCTTGCGTACCACCAGCAAAGCCACGAGCTACTACGGCTGCGTTGGCTTGGTTAGTACGTCTAAGAATATCGTTAGCCTGTAACTCATACTGAACAGCTCTTCGGTCAGACTCAACCTCTGCTTGCTTTGCTTGCATCTGATACATCTTGTTGCGGTCTTGGCCAGCCTTGATAGATCCAGCTGCGCTGATTACTGTAAGTGCTATTGCAACTGGTAGTGCCATATCATGTCCCCTGATGTGTTGCTACTTTGTACTCTAAACCGAGCAAGGTCATCTTTAATGGTATGTCTTGCTCTACAGTAATCTTACCCTCTGTCGTATAGCCTCGTAGTCCATGTATTGTTTTGATGCCAGTAAACTCATCAACTGCTTCATCAAGAATGTCACCAAACGCTCTAAATGGCACCTCAATGGTATTAATCTTCATGTGCTGGGTACTGGCCACCAACGCGTTAACCTCAACAATTCTTTTCTTAAATGCAATGCGTGTGCCTGTCTGTAGCTTTAGGTCTACAGGCATGGTTACTGCCTTGACTGTCATAGGTAAGCCTACCTCAAATTTAGTAGCTGATGAGCGTGGGAATGTAACTGTTCCACCGCCAGGTACGACTTGGTTAGCCTGTACCGATCCATCTAAAATTACATTGACTGTCTCTGTAGCTATATGAGTAACTGATACTGATGCAGCAACCCCACCAGTTGTGGCAGAGTCTGTAAGTAAGGCGTTGTCAAAAGCCTCAACGTAGTATTGGAATACACCATTTACATTACGTTTTGCTACCACATAGATGGTTGAGATATCTACACCCACATCCACAAAAGATCCGTCCACAGTAATGAACTCTGATGGAGCAATGACGTTTTGGGCGCGGAGTAATGAGAACACAGCCATCGTGCCGTCATCTGAATTAGTAATTAGCAGTAAGTCGTTTTCATCAGTAGCCACAGACCTACGCAAAGCCATACGAGTTGGAGTACGCAAGAGATGGCCAGCAAGTAACGATATCTTCTGCGTGACGTATGTAAGCTGCGTATCAGTATAAGCAAACTCATTTAATGATTTCCCTTGTCGTTGTACAAACAGGGTGCCAGACTCTAACTGTTGAACCCTAACACCTTCTTTAATGCCGTTACGGCTTGCTGTTTTAACAAAGAAATTCGTTGGAGTAATTGGGTCAAGGCCGTTTTGAGGAACATAAAATTCACCTCCTGTTGTAAATACTTGTAAGTCTCTACCAGAGATAATGTCAACAATTGCGTTGAATGTGTTGGTGTCTAGCGTTGCCTCAATGGCATCATCATCCAAGCCCTCGGTAGGGTCAAAGTCAAAGAACAGTCCAACCTTAGAACCCCATATCGTTGATGGCCTAGTCTTAGACCCACCAAAATATAAACGGCCTTCGTGGAATGTTACCGAGCGTGGATATCCTTTACCAGCACTCCACACATCTTCATAGCCAGACTCTAGCTCCCACGATCCATTAGCAATAGCTGTTGTGTTAAAAAATGGAAACTCAGTAATAGCATCAACAGAGGTTGTCGATGTAAATTTAACAATCTTAGCTCTGCCCTGTGGTGTTGCGTTAATATATTGATTAACATTGCCGGCCGAAAATACAGCAGATGAGGCGGTTAATGTAACCTTACCAGATACAGCGGATGGTGTTAGGGTACCAGCTGGATTAGAAAAAGCAGCGGTGAAAGCATACTTTGGAATAGAGTCAAAAGTAATAGTTGAGCCTGTCCATGTTGCATCTGTGCCACCTCGGACAATCTTAATTGGTGCAACATCTGGGTGAGTCACAATGAGTGTATCGGCAGACTGTGTCCATACAATATTGGCCAACCTAGCACCAGTTAGCCCTAGAGCTGACGTATCAAGAAAATTGTTACCACTACCATTAATGTTTGTAATCAAAGCCTTATTCTTAAAGACGTGCATCCGATTATGCGTAAAGCAAAGCATATAGGAATCCGATGTGCTGAACTCAAACTCAACCAATCGGGTTCCGTTGCCAGCAGACTCTGTGCTAGTGTTTGGCAAGGATGAAATGTACTTAGTGCCAGGTCTACGTCTAATGCCACCTTGTGGCTGACACACCACATTGGTAGCCTCTTCTAATGCGTTCTGATAGGCAGCCAAATCAACCCTTGCTCGGAGCAATGGGTCTAACTCACCAGTAGAAAAGTTTGTCTGGATAGAGACAAAGCGGGCCATTAATACCTCACAGAAATAAGTGAGAAATCATTAATTGCGTTAGTTGGGTTACCAGCTCCATCAATGTTCATAGCCTGTCTAAGATAGCCTCCGCGCCCATTCTCTGATGGTGATCCAATAGCAACAGACTGCCAATACTGGCTCTTCTCTGTTTGGTCTGTAATGGGTAAAGCGAGGTGCCAAGTCATCATGTATTTAAGCAGCTGCACAAAGTAGCTTGGCATATCGTACTCAGGTACAGCGTATTGATAATCAATGTAAACCTCTTCATAGTCAGTCAATAGTTTGCTGCCCATGATTCTGTATTCTTTACGAGGTGGGATGCCAACAGAATTACTATCGTAAACAGCTCTAGGCGATCCTAATCGGTCACCAGGCAGTTGATACTCGTAGCGGTACTCATTAGTAGGAGTTGTCACCAATTGAGCTATAGATGTCTTTTTAAAAGCAAAAGACCAAGGGTACAGCATTAGTGCTTGGCTACGAATGTCTGGGTATAGGCGATCTGATATTGATGCCTCCTCGCTACCTTCGTTAAATGAAGATATTGGCTTTGCGCCTAACATCACGCAAGCATCAGAACATATTGATAGTGCGGTATCGCCAGCTGCCATTTAAATCTCCAATGTAAGAATGGGCTATCGCCAGTTTTGCCAGCAATAGCCCATCTTGTTACTAGATACTATTAGTCAGTATCGGTTGCACTTATAGTTGTACCATCAGCAATGTCAACCACACCAGCTGAAGACACAGCGTTGACGTAAGTCAACACTAAGCTGGGGGTAGTAGCGTCATAGACAAAAATAATGTCACCCACTTTTAACAGCGTTGCAATGCTGTCAAAGTAGCTTACAGTATTAACTGTAGCTTGGGTGTCTGTTGTTTTATATAAATAC